CTGGCCTTTGCCTGCGCCACCATCAGCTTTCTTGCCTGTCGTGCTGTGGCGTTGATCGCTACCTTGGCCGCCGCCGGGGTCTTTTTCTTCAAGTCCCCCAGCGCTCGCTCCACATCCTCCAGCCCGTCCACTGTGATGGTCATGGTTCCTGCGTCGTAAGTCACCCTGCTCATTGTCTCGTCCTCTCCATGGTGATGCGGTAAATACCCGCTTCTTCCTCGCAGTTCAGGATACTGTAAGTCCGCTGCTGCGAGGTGCCCTTATCCATGACCAGATGCTTCCCGATCTTCGGCTTCGGCCCGTAGTCCTTTACCCGGATGTACAGCACGGTGGATGCGGTGTATAGGCCCGTATCAAAGTTCTGTTTCGCTCCGGCTTCCCAGTGCGAGTTGTGTTCTTTCAGCCGTTGGTCATCCACAATGACCAGCGCCTCTTTCCCGTCAACCGTGTGCAGGTCTGCGTGTTCGTCCTGCTCAAAGAAAGTCAGGTCGATGTCTGCCGCTGCACAGTCTTTGAAAGTCGGCGCTTTCCACTCCGTTTCCGGGTCGCTTCCAAAATCCTGTTCCAGTTCAAAAAGTGCCATGCTGCACCTCCGCAGAAAAACTCCCCCGCCTGCACACAGCAGGCAGGGGATTGAATTGTCAGCACACAGTAGCTACCAGCCAGCTGTCCACCTTGTCGGGGATGGGCAGGGGGTGGGCCTGCAATTCTACCATGCGGCGGTCAGGGTGATGCTCCACATAGCTGCGCAGCAGGCGGCTGGTCTGAGAGGTCACCCACAGGCCGCTCGCCTGCTCAATGTAGGTGCAGGCACCATAGGCCATCATATAGTTCGGGTGGGAACTAATCAGGATAACCGCATTGTCGGGAATGAGCGGCTTGGTGGCGGGCTCCTCCGGGTTTGTCCAGTCGTCGTAGTACACTTCGCCGTAGGCGTACAGGTCGAGACTGGGGTCAGTCAGGTGCCCCAGGTACTTCACGCCGTTGGGCAGGTCACGGGGGTCGATCTCTCCCATGTTCATGCGGCGGTTGTCCATCATCTTCTGGACATTGGCATCGGCAAAGAATTTCTTCTTGGCCTCCTTGCCCAAAATCGCCATATCCACATTGGCAAAGCCGCCGGTCAGCACCTTGTCAGTCCAGTCGCCCAGGTTGCCCAGGATGTCAGCCTTGGTGCCGCCCCACTTGTTTTCGCCGCTCAGAGTGATCTTGTTGGTAAAGCCGAAGTCGATGACCTCGTTCACGCCCTCGCCCACAATGGGGATGGTGCCCGTCACGATTGCCTGAACGGCCATCCACTCTTCTCTGCGGGTGGTGGCATCATTCAGGGTGGCGTACTCCTCCATCAGCTTCTGAGCCGCCCTCTGGGCGGGGGTCATACCGCTGTACAAATCCTCTCCCGGCAGACGGGTCATAAGCTGGTCAGCCGTTGTCACATCATAGGGGTTCACCAGAGGGGGCTTGTAGCTCTCGGTGGTGTAGCCGTTTGCCGTCAGCACTTTGCCGCCCAGGCGGGGATGCACAAACGCCGCCATGCGCCGGTCGCCCTTCACCAGATCAATGTCCACCCGCTCGGTGGAGAACGGCTTGACATTGGTAAAGAAAGTGTCTCGGAAATAGGTGCGGACAGGGGGTGCCTGCCGCACGACCTCCGCCAGATAGCGAGGGCTGTAAATATTCACTTCGTTAGCCATTAAAGTTTCCTCCTTACTTCAAAAAGATGCCCAGTGCGCGGAAAGGAACCTCCAAATCCGCCGCAGAGCCATTGGCAGGCAGTACCAGTGCATTGGCAAAAAACTCGCCGCTCAGGTACACAACGCCCTGCTCTCCGCTCTTTACATCCTCCGCGAGAATGCCATACAGGCCGGTGGCCTCGGTCTTATAGGTTCCAGGGCCGCCGCTCACCGTCACAGCGGCCAGTTTGCCGGAGCCGTCCAGCACCACGGGAGCGCCGCGCTTCAATGCGGCTGCCGCCTCCTTTGCCGCAGTGACGATCTCCGCCGTCCCGGCGATCAGATAGTCAGGCTGGGTGGAAAAGGTCTTTTTCGCCAAATCCATACTCATGTTCGCTCCTCCTTACTTCTTGCCGCCCATGGACTTGATGGCGTCCATGAACTCGTCCTGCTCGCCGTTCCCCGGCGTCTCCTTCTTCACGCCGTCCAGATGCTCGGCGTCGTTCTTTGCCCCATTCAGCCATGCGTTGCCCTGCTCCTTGGCTTTCTTCATAGCGGCCTTGGCATAGGTGCTTGCGCTGATGGGCTTGGTGTACTTGGCCTCAAAGGTCTGCTCCTCGCTGCCGGGCAGGGCCATTTCCTCGATGTCCTGGATGCGCTGGCGCTCGTCGCTTCTGGCCTGCTGCGCCGCCGCCTCCTCGATCTCGTTGACCAGTGCGGGATAGGCCCCGCGCAGATCGTCCACGGTCTTGATCTCGTTTGCCATGTTTTTTACCTCCTTATGGCAATTTTTATTTACAAAACAGTCGGCGGCGGTTTTTGCTGCCTTGCTGCTTTGCACAAAGTCAGGTGCCTTGTCGAAAGGCAAGTGCATATTGACGCTGTTCACGAACAGCATCCCGTCCCGGTTTTCCACGACGGTTTCCTCTGCATCGTCCACCAGCTCGTCGATGAAGCCGTTCTCCTTGGCCTGCTGGGCTGTCCACCATTTCGTTTCATCCATCCACCCGGCCACTTCATCCTTTTCTCTGCCGGTCTTTTTGGCGTACAGGCCCGTGATGCTCTCCCGGATGGCGTCCAGCGCCTCAATGTACTTTTTCAGCTCCTCGGCGTTGTAGTAGCCGTATGCGCCCATGCGAACCGGATGCACCATGTAGGTGCTGTCGTTGGCCGCGATCACCTTTCCGCAGTGGCAGGCTACAATGGTTGCCGCGCTGGCACACAGCCCGTCGATCTTGGCCGTCACCTCCGCCGGGTGCTGCTCCAGCTGGTTTCCGATTGCCTGGGCGGCAAATACATCTCCACCGCCGCTGTTGATGCGCACCACGATCTTGTCCAGCGCCCCCAGTCCTGCCAGCTCCTCCGCGAACTGCCTCGGCGTCACTTCATCGCCCCACCAGCTCGTTTGCGAGATGTCTCCATAAAGCAGCAGCTCCACGGTGTTTCCCACCTGGTTGCAGAACTTCCAGAATTTCTTGTTTTCCGGCATTATCTCTATCCTCCTATTCGCCCTCCACCGGCTTAAACGGTTCATCCGGGCTTCCGATTATATCCACCTCGCGCTTTCGCTTGGCTTCCATCACCCGCTGCTTGATGTTGCGGTTATAGTCCCCGCCGGTCATTTGTGCGGTCTCCTCCTGTGCGGTGCTGAAACAAGCCTCCACCCTCTTGATGGCCGCCGTTACTTCCTGCACCGGGTTCAGGTTCGTTCTGGCCGGGCCGTTCCACGAACAGGCCGTGTACGCCTTTCGTATAGCCGGGTCACTGAAATATCCCGGAGCCGATATGCGTCCTCGGGCCACGGCCTCTGTGAACCATTCTTCATACACCGGCTGGCAGAAGTCGTCCGCAAACCAGTCCCTCTGCATACCGCAGGTGCGCCAGAACTCATTGAGTGCGCCTCTGGCCGCCGAGTAGCTTGTGGAGAACTGTTTCAGCATGACTTCCGGCGGTATCTCCAGCGCCGCCCCGATCATCCGAATGGTCGCACTGGTAAATGCGTCATACCCTGTGTTTGGGTGTTTCGGGTCTGCGAACTGGACATCCTCGCCTGGGTTCAGGTCGATAATGGCCCCAGGCCCCAGCTCAATGCTGTTCTCGTCGCCCCGGTCGATCAGCTCCTCCGCCGGTATCATTTCTCCGAACGGTCTGCCCTCGGTCGGGTTCTGGCTCTTTACGAACACCGTAAACATGGCCGAGATCACCGCCGCTGTGATTTCAGCGTCCGTATATCTCCCGAGCTGTTTCAGGCTCTCCAGAACCGGGGCCAAGATCGGGACGCCGCGCCTCTGGCCCGCTCGTTCCCGGTTCATCACATGGAGGACATTTCTTCGGCCCGTTTTCGCTCCATACGCCTCCACCCGCTTCCAGGTAATGCCGTCCGCATCTGTGGTGCTGTGGCTGCCCAGCGGGTGATGGTTGCATACCCAATAGGCGACCACCATCCCGTCTGCGTCTGTTTCGACCCCCTGCACAATGCTGTGTACCTTGTACCCCTGCACCGTGCATGGCATCAGCCGGTCGAACCCGTCCGGGCTGCACACCCTGTCCGCCTCCACCAGCTGCACCCGCAGGTCGTATGGCTGGCCCACCTGCCTTTTCATCGGCAGCAGGGCGATTTCGTCCCCGTTCATCAGGTATCCCAGGAATGCGAGCTGCTGGAGCTGGTAGAAGTTATCTATCCTCTCTGCGTCGCACACCGGAGTATCCGCCCATAGCGAAAATTCCCGCACGATCTGCGCTTGCAGCCGCTCCATTTCTCCCTCAGTCAGCCCCAAATACTCCCCGTCGATCTGCGGCGCAGGCATTAGTCCGCCTGCGATCACATTGGTTCGCATGGTTTTCAGTGCCGCCGCCGCAGTCGGGATACCCATATAGGCATCACGGCTCCGCTGGCGTAGCACATTGATATTGTCCTCGATGTCCTCTTTCGGGCTGCCGCCGTAGAACTCCCAGCCCCTCATGCTCTTTTTGGTCAGGTTCGCACCGTAGTTTCCGTATCCGCTGTTGATTACCGACAGGGCGGCTCTGGCCGCCGCCCGCTTTGCCGCATGGACAGGGGCAACGGCAATCACCGCCCGGTCAAAGATGTTCGGTTTCGCCATGCCTGTCCTCCTTATAGGTCACGGGCCACGGCCCGATAACTCCGGTTCCGGCCCCCGTGCTTCTCCTCTGCGGACGCCTCGGCCAGTTTCCCGGCCCAGTATTCCATTTCCTCCCGAACCTGCTTCAAATCTGCTCGTGTCAGCATTCTGCTCCCGATCTGATAGCTCTGCCCGGTTGCGATTGCCTCCTCTGCTTTCATCCATGTGTTCAGCTTTTTTTGGCAAAGCTCTTTTGAAAAAACAGCCATTTAGATACCTCCTCGCATCCGGCGGCCCACCTGCCGTTTCCTCGGCTGCGGCGCTCCGTCCGTCATTTGCAGCACCGGGTTTGCGATTTCCAGCGCCGCCGTGGCGTAATTGCGCAGGTCAAGCGGTTCGTTCCGCTTGTGCTTACTGTCTTTCAGCTCCCACACAACCACGCTCCGCCCCTTTCGGAACCGTACCACCATCTTCTCCGCAGTAAGGCCCCGAAAGTATTCCTCGTCATATCCCGCCGCCTCATTCTCCGGGAAGTGGCAGTAGTTCGGCCCCTTGGTCTCATGCCGTAGCCGCTGATATAGCAGCGCCTTTCCTGCGTCCACACCGATGATGAACAGCGGCGTTTTTACGCGGTTGTTCGTAGTTGGGTTTCGGATGTATGGCACATCGCTGCCGCCCTTTCCTTTGATGGCCCACACTTTTCTTTCCCACCGGTCTCTGGTGAAGCGATAAACCTGATCGGTATGGTGGCCGCCGCTGTCAACGCAGGCGCTTATGATATGCAGCGTCGTTCCGTCCTTTTTCTTGAAGCCGGAAAGCAGAAAAGCGTCCAGGTCTTGCCATACCTGTTCTTTGAGCATATCGCCGTAAATCTTCTGATACCGTATGCCCCAGCTCTCCTTTCCGACACCCCAGCCGACCACCTCCACCTCAAACCGGTCGTCCTGGACATCCACGCCCGCTGTCAGCACCAGCACCCCGTCCGGCACATCCGCATCGTAAACCTCTCTGCGGTTCAGCAGCACAGTGTCCTCCACCTGCTCGCCCCGCTCCTCCCAGGTCTCGCCCAGCTCCGTGTTCACCCAAACTTTCATGCCCTCCGGGTTTCCCTGGTCAAGCTGTTCTTTTGCCACAAGGAACTTTTGGACGATCTCTTTCCAGGAGCAGAAGGTGGATGCCAGCGTATTCAGGTGGAAACCTCTGGCCTCTGCCGCCGGATTTTCTGCCACGAACCGCCCCCGCTTGCTCGCCTGCTTCCACTGATATTCCCCGGATACCACCCCGCACCGCTCGCACTTGTACAGCACCTCTCCCTGCGGGTTCTCCCGGTCAAAGATCACATTGGCCCACACGAACGGCTGGTAATGCCCGCAGTCCGGGCACGGCACATTCCATTCCTCTTTCGTGCTTTGCTCGAACTCTGTTTCGATGCGGCTCTGCCCTTTGATAACCGGCGTGCTGACGATCACGGTTTTCTTGTCCCAAAAGGTCGTCTGCCGCTTCTGTGCCAGGCTCAAAGGGTCGCCCTCTGTTCCGGCGCTGGCCGGATAGCGGTCAACCTCGTCCGCCAGCAGAACCTTGATTGGGCGGCTGGCAAGGCCCGTGGCGCTGTTCGCGCCTACGATGGTGATGTGCCCGCCGGGGAAATTTTTCTTCATGATTGTGTTGCCACTGTACCGACTCTTGACATCCACCTTGTCCCGCAGCTCCGGCGTGTCCCGTATCATTGGGGCCAGCCGGTCTTTGGAAAAAGTCTGTCCCATGTCAAGCGTCGGCTGCATCACCAGGATAGGGGCCGGGGCGTAATCCATGTAGTACCCCAGCGGGTTCAGGATAAACGCATCGGTCTTTCCGATCTGCGCGGCACTCATAATGACTACCTTTCGGATGTGCGGGTCTCCGATGGCGTCCATGATCTCCCGCTGATATGGGGCCTTGTCCGTGTGCCAGCGGCCCGGCTCTGCGCTGCTCTCCGCCGACAGCACTCGGTATTTGTCCGCCCACTCTGAAAGGGTCAGCTCCGGGGGTGGTTTCAGCACCGCCGCGCACCGGGCCAGCATATCCATGGTGGGCTTTGGCAGATCAATGATCTTTCTCTTTTTCATGTTCTTCTTTCCGTTCCAGCCACAGCCGTTCATATTCCTTTCTCACACAGCGCTGGAATGGGCATAGGACTTTGTTTCCCTCGGCGTATGCAGGCCACACGCATCCCTCGCATGGATTTTTATTCCGCTTCTTCTCCATCGCTTTCACCGTCCTGTACCGCAAAGGCCACCCGGTAGTCGCTCATTTCCTCCAGAATTTCGTCGATGGCCTGTTTCAGCTCGTCAAATATGCCAGTCTGGTTTCCCCCCATGGTCGCCAGGGTGGGGGAGAGTTTTGCCGGGAGTGCCAGAAAGCGGCTTCTGATATTCAGGAACATGGACTTGATGCCCCGCTCAATGTCCTCTGTCCGGTGGACTTCTCCCTTGCGCAGTTCATTTTCCAGTTCCGCCGCTTCCCGCTTTGCCCTCGTCAGCTTCATTCGCTCGTTGGTCAGCGTCTCTTTCCCTGCTCCGCCGATGTAGGTGATATACCGCGCCACTGTCGGCTGGAGTTCATAAAGGCCCGGCCTCGCCTCCACGATCACGCCCTCGTCCCTGAGCTGCCGCACCCGCCGCTCGGTCAGGCATAACCACTGGGCCACCACTTTGCTTGTGTAGAGCGTCATGCTTCCTCCTCTCCGCCGTCGGCAAAGCTCTCTCCGCCCATTTCCGGGTCTGGTACATCCACCGCGCCGGTGGCCCGCATCCGCAGCAGTGCCAAGCGTTCCCGCTCCAGCTCCATGCGCCGTTCGCTCTCCTCCAGTGCCCGCAGGCTGTCTGCGATCTTCGCAATACGGCCCTGCACCTTGTAAAGCGCCTCCTGCAATTTCAGCGCCCGGCTAAATGCACTGTCCTTGCTGTACATTCCCATACTCTGCACAGCCCCGTCCTTTTTGTCCTTTCCCCGCCCGCCAGGCACTCTCATGTCCATCAGGCTGGAGATATATAGGCTATCTTCCGGGGCGCTTTCATACTCGGTGATCTTCGCCAGTATCTTGTGTTCCCGGAATTTCAGGATTTTCATTTCATGCTCCAGGGCCTCTTTGCTTTTCAACGGCGTTTGCTCCACAAGCTCCCGCTCGCAGTCCGTCAGCATATCAAAAAAGACGGCGCTGTACGCTCCGTCCTTCTCCGCATTCTTATTCCCGACCGGTGCGCCCGGATGGCTCCCCGCAGCGTTCTGTTTCCCGGCGCTATTCCGGTTCCCCGGCTGGCCGCCCCGCTTTCTTTTGGGCAGCGCCTCGTCCCACTTGTCCGCCGCTTTCCAGTTACGCAGCGTTTGATAGCCCACGCCTTGCTCTTTTGCCAGCTCCCGCAGGCTTACTTCCTCGCCCCTCGCTTTTCGGGCGATGTATTCAGCCTTGGCGGTGTCGCGCTT